ACTAACAAAAAAGGGAGCCCGTGAGCTCCCCTAAAACAACGTATTATGAATACGGATATAAAGTTACAAAGGAAATTTGGTTGAATCGATAGACTTGAAGGTTTTTTTCACTCCATTTGATTCGTGTCTCGCACATTCAATGGTAAGGATGCGCCCTCCAGTTGGCTTGACCGGAGCACCACGCTCAACGTGCCATCCTTTGGAGCCATCACCATACTCTTCTTTATATGTACCAGTGAGCATGAGATGGATGTCTTTGTGTTGGTGTCGATATCCAGTCTTGGAATGGAAGGTAACGGTGTCACGCACATCATTTCTGGCAGCATTCTCGTGGATGTGACCCATCGTGAACACATCGAAGTCCTCATACATCTCAAGAGCCCTGGTCAAGTTGATGGCACCACGGGTTACCACACCACCACCACCACTGCCGTGAAAGTATTTGATTTTGGTAGCCATCTGCACGTTGCCATTGAATGTCTGGCGAACAATCAACCACCCACCATATCCACCAGCGAATACATTGCTCCCAGCTTTGTAGTTGAGAAGGTCCACGAACCTCTGAAGGATGTCTGTCTCTTGATACTTGATGATTGCGGTCTCGTGGTTGCCGTATCCGATGACTGTCAAGATGTGAGCATACGGCAGAAACCACTCAACAGCGGTGTCGACTATGCTATCCAGGTACTTTGCATTGTTGTGCTCTGGTCGGATGTCTGACTTGTTGCCTCTACGATCACCACGCCCTTGCATTAGGCAGAACATATCGCCATTTATCATGACGGGAATGTTGTGCTCCAGGCAATAGTCGAGGTCACGCTTGAGGAGCTTCCAATCGCTTTTTGGATTGTCCCAATGGACATCTGATAGCATCGCTATCTTCACCAAGTTACCCTCGAGTTGAAGCTCGTGGATGTTCTTGGCGTGCTTTTTTAATATCATATATTGGATTTAGAGTATCTGAATAGATACATTGTTCCCATGCCAATCACAAAGCCAAGAATCAGCACCCAAAAATTAGGCTTTTCCTTCTGTGATTTGTACTTTGCTACCTCTATCTTCTGCACCTGGCGAATGGTGTCACGCTTGAGTTTATACCGAATGCGCTCCTGGTATCTCGTCAAGGGCACATAGGACGTTTTGTAGCGTACTATGGTATCTTTTTGGACCAGCACCTTCTCCCAATAGATTGAATCGTTTACAACGTATGGAATCGAGTCGATTGAGGTGATGCGGATGGTATCTCCAACCTCATCGCAGCGATATCCTTTCTTGATTGCTTTGCGTAGGTGATAGTTGGCTGTGCAACTTGTCGCAAATATTGCCAATATTAGAGACAGAATCTTCATAAGTTCTCAAGCATTTGAATCATTCTCGGGCACGGATAGATGTCACTCTTGTCCTTTCTGACCGAATTGTGAGTATATATGCCAGGAGTGCCCTTGAATGCCTCCTTGTCGAGCGAGAATATCTGCGCTCTATATTCTCTCGGTATGTTATAGGTATCGCAGAGATACACGAGCAATTGTCGAGTGCTTTCAATTTGTGCATCTGTATATTTGTACCAATGCTTGAATCCCTTAAATGGCTCATTCAAGGTGGTAACCATAGAGTCAGGCACTCGAGTGTTGACATAGTTGTAGAACTTGCCATCTTTCTCCTTGAGATATCCCCAGTTGCATACCTCGATTCCAACAGAAGCCTTGTCAAGATTTTGATATTTGGCACCTTGACCTTTAAATTCTGCTTTGCTGATGCCGAGATGCCACGCCCAATGCTTGGATGAGAAGCACTGAACAATCAATCCATCCTGGCCAACCACAAAAGCAGTGGCTACTCTATCGCTGGTGCCGTTCCAGTACCTACTCACTGCCTCTGCATTGCCGTTGCCAGCGGTGTGGTGTAGATAGATTTGAGTCTTGGCTGACTCCTCGGCAAAGTACTGCGACTCTTTGAGCCTGACTTGCTTGATTTTGGAGATGTCTAATTCCATTTATCGAATTCTACTTTAGATCGTGTAACGAATCTACGCATAGCAGCGAGGATATTCTTGCCGGTCACGCTTTCATATGATTCGTTGATGCTCTTGACTTCCACTATCACGCAAAAGAAAGCCACGAATTTTGTCATGATGAGCTCAACAGAAATGAAGTGAGCGATGATATCACCAGCGATGTACTTCTCGATGAGGAATGTAAACACGATGCCACCACAATAGAGCAATGACTTGCCAATGGTATCAGATAGTCTGCGAGATTTGAATGCTTTCCAGCCTCCTTTAGTGACGCTGCGCCATACTCCGAAGATGGTGTCAATGAATATAGCAAGAATGGCAATCAACACCATTGGTTGTACTGGTGCGAGTATTGTAACGAATGAAGCGGTCAAAATAAAAAAGCTGTTTTTCATCAGATGACAAGAATTTGGTTGTTGTATCCGTTGTTGCGTGGATAGCCACAATTCCAGGCACCATTCATGAAGCAGTCACCGATGCACTGAACGCACTCGATTTGTGGTCGAAGGTCGGTGTCACGATTCTCATGGCTAATGAAGATAGGATATTCTGCTCGGTTTTTTACCAGGTATCTGATGAGGCGCATCTCAAAGAAAGATGCTTTCTGTGCATAGTGCTCCATGCCGAATGCAACTTCGCTGCGAGAGACTGGCTGCGAGAAGTCACCACTCTGTTGCTGGAGACCTTTATTCTTGAGCTGATACGTCAATCCAAAGACTGCATCTTCAGCAGACCTCCATGCGATGACCGGCTGAATGAACAGCACGAGCTGCTCCTCTTCAGGTGTTAGAGTCTGATCGTTGTATGCCTCGAGCAAATGGTTGTAGAATACGGTGCCCAATATCGGCATCACTCGGAGCTGTGCTTGAGTGGCTACATATGGGAATACATCAGTCACATCCACATTGGCGGTGATTGGTGTGTTGGTCTTGAGGTAGTTTTCTGTGATAAAATACAACATTACGCTTGAGGTGTTTGAGGTTGTGCTGCTGCTTGTGCTTGAGTGAGGTCACCACCTTCAATCGGTGGAAGTGATGCGAGTGCTCTGACCTCATTAACAGTCATCTGCTCGAGTACTTTGGTAGCAACCAATGGGCTCATTGCATTGAGTGCATCAGATGTCTTGCTTGCATCACCTTCGATTTCAACGATTGACTCATTGATGATTTGGAAGTTGTTGATTGTGAAGTCAGCGAATCCGAGCTTGGCGATGTGCAGAATCTCATTGAAGATATCTTGCACTTGCTCACGCAATGGCATGACCACATTCTTTTCGAAGATTACATATGCTTGCTTGATGTCGCTACCAGAACCAAGTGAACCAGTGGTGCGGACACCCATCAAGATTGGGTCGATGGTGTGAGCGAAACAGATTTGCTCTGTGTTCAATGCGGATGCTTCCTGGAAGAGCTTGTCATTTGAGTTGGTTGGAATGCTCTCAATCTTTGGAAGCTGGTCTTGTGAGTTTGCAAAGAATGCGGCAGTCTTGCCAGCGTTTTGTGCACCTTTTAGCTTGTCGATAGTGTTACGCAGCACGTTCTTTTCCTCCTCCGATTGCGGACGTTTTGGGAACATGATTGCAAAGGATGGGAAGATGCTGTTCTGAATGTTGCTCTTTGCAAAAAATGAAAGGTCGCCACTCAAAAATGCGAAGTTAAGGGCACTCGAATATTTTGGCAGCGGATACCAATCTTGACCAAGGGTCTCAACCTCATAAACGAACAACTGTTCTGTGTCAGTGCAAGTCGGATGGTGTCTCTTAATTTCTTGGACATTGATTCGAGCCGACCAATCCTCACAGATGAAGTACTGATTTGGTTGACGACCACGTCTCACTTTCTCTGGCGATACGTTGTGCACTCTCTTGAGCTTCATTTTCTCATCAAATACCAAGCGAAAGTAAACACGATTGTGCACAACCAACTGCTCGGTGACTGCTCTTGCAATCTTTTTGATGTTGATTTTCTTCTCGAATGTGTAGAGGTCAAGCAAATCCTTGGCTGTTGCGCCCTCAACTTTGATGTCGAAGCCACCACCAATGACAGCATTGGTCTTGTAGTCCACGATGGCACCATGAAGTGGCGAGCTGAATACCATTTGATTGAGTAGCTCTGGATACATATTGTCCTG